CGCAGTAACCCCGTTGTACCCGGCCGCAGTCTGGGTCACAGCACCGCTGTTAGCCGGGTAGATCGCAGCCGTGTCGAGATCCGAGCAGTAGGTCACATCGATGCCCGCGTACGCCGGGTTGCTGTACGAGGCATCCTGATACGACACGAGCGTGTCGTTCGAGAGACGAAGCGCGTTCCGGTAGTTCTGGACGCCCTGACGCGAGGTCAGGATCATCTGGCGGTTGAGCGCGTCGTTCTCGAAGTACTGCTGACGAGTCGAGGGAGCCTCGTACTTCAGGCGCATGAACATGACATCCATCGCGTTGAAGAGGTTGCCGATCGAGTGGGTCGTTGCGACCGCGCCGGACGGACCCTGCTGCGAGTAGACGGTGTTGTTCGTGAGAGACTGCTGGGTGATGGCGCCCCATTGCGCGTTCGTGGGATTGAGCGCGTTCGGCTGGCAGTCGTACAACTCGACGATGTTCGTCCAGCGGTTCTCCGTGAACGGAGAGATGCGCATGACGGTCGTCGCGGCGTTCGACGATGCGGTGAACGGCGCGGTGCCGCGACGGCCGAGGCCAGCGCCGTAGTCGCCGGAGATCTCGGTGAGGAAGTAGGGGAGCGAATACGGCAACTTGCCGCTCTCGTCCTCCATGTTCGCCACCGAGGGCGGCGCCCACAGGTCTTCCTCGAAGCCGTTGAGCATCGAGGTCCACATGCGCTGCTCCTTGATGCGCTTCAGTCGCTTGTAGGCGACCTTGGTCGAGGCGGCCGTCTCGCCGCTGTTGAGTTCGACCTCGGCATCGGTCCACGACATGTGGTCGATGTGGAAACGCCACGGGCAGCGGACATAGTCCGTCACCTGCGGGTTGCGCCAGACGAAGGTGTCGTTGGGCTGGTAGTGGTCGTAGGTGCGCGAGTCATCGAACATGATGACATCGCGGATCTCGGTGCCACCCTGAATGGTCTGCTCGCTGGTCTTGCCCTTCAGGAGGCGGCTGAAGGCGTAGGTGTTCTTGACTGCCTCGTTGATGACCTGATCCGCCGAAGTGAGGTAGGCAGGACCAGTCGCGGTCATGAAGTCGTTGAAAGTCTGGATCGAAGGCATGATGCCCTCCTATTCATCGGGTTGCGATGCGGAACGCATCCTGACGGGTTCCACCGGACAGCAGGATGTCGAGTACGGCGTCCTCGCGGTCGATCTCGCGGACCGGACGCATCGGCTGCTTGCCGATCGTCGGCCGCGCGATGTTGCGCGGATCTGCCTTCTTCGTTTCGCCTGCATGGCGGCGGAAAGCCTCGCGGAAGATGCTCTCCACGGAGTCGAATGATCCGGGATTCTCCCGGCCGATAGCGGCTGCCTCGGCAACGACATCGTCGAACGACGGTGCGCGCTGCCCGTATTCAGCCGCGATCCGCGTATAGGCCATCTCGCTCTTGTGCCGCGTCTCGATGTCGCGCGTCTTCTCGTCGAACTCTGCGCGCAATCGGTCCGCAAGCGAGCGAATCGGCTTCACCGCGTCGTCGCCGAAGATCTCGCCGAACTCGGACAGCGGATCCGCATCGGATTCGCCATCCTCCGTGTTGGCAGACGCCTTCGGAGACGAGTTCGGTGCCTCGGTGGCCTTCGCTTCCGCGTTGGCCTTCTTGGAACCGAACGAATCCACATCGGCCTGACGCTTCGCCGCCTTCAAGCCCCACTCCTTCACCTTGGAAGGGTCTGACTTGATCGACTCGATGATGTCGGCCGGGACGCCGTCACGCTGCAATGCCTTCAGCGCCCGATCGAAGTCGGGATCTGGAGCAGCGGGAGCCTGCGTCCGAACTGGCTGCTGTGGAGCAGCCTTCTCGTCCCCAAGAAGCCTGTCGAGAACCGCGTCCTCGTTCGCGGAGTTGTCCATTTCCGGCGGCAGAACCGCAGAAACGGCTTCCTGAACGGGAGTTGCGTTCACAACCTCGCTGGTCGGGGCAGATGGATTGATCTCGGGTTCTGGCATTTCAGTCCTTCTCGAATCCATGCTGCGCCATGATGTTCCGTTCATGGCGCTTCGACATGACGACAGGCTTCCCGTCGCGTGTGGTCGAGCATCCCGGCAGCCGACGCGGAAGTGCGTTGCTCACATAGGGATACTGCGACCTGTTCGTCGCCGGATCGACCTGCATCGACGATGCGATGCGGATCAGTTGCTTGCCGTCGTGATCGATAATACTGCCGATGGCTGGCGCTTCGCGCATCGACATGGAGATTTCAACCACATTTCCGTCTTTGTCGAGGAACTCGTAGATCATCACATGGCCCTGTTGGCTGCGGTCTGGAGTCCGGCGAGGCTCGATGCCGGAATCGGGTTGGGTTCGCCCATCGCGTTCGGAGGACGGCCGCCCTGCTGCGGGAGTCCGCCCATGCCGCCGCCCTGCGACTGGGCAGCAGCGGCCTGCTGGATGGCGCCCATGTCGATCATGTCGGCAAGGTGCGGGATGTTCAGCGCGTCACCAACGACGGAGAGGATCTCTCGCCACTTGATGAACGGCATCGCCATCATGCCCTGAGCCACACTTGTGGTGATCTGGAGCATCTCCATCGCGCGCTTCTGGAGGAGCGCCTCGGAGACACGCTCCATCGAGTACGCATCGACGCCGACTTCGAGATCTTCCCAGCCGGATGCGCGGACGCCTCCGACGAAGAGTGGATTTGACTCAAGAAGCATCTCGACGCCTTCCCGGCCGAGGGGCAGGACGATGCGATCGTCGTGCCACATGTACCAGCAGACCGAGCGGGCGAGGTCATCGACCGACTCTTGGAACTGGCGCTTCAGGTGTGCCATGCGCATGGTCGCGCTGGACTCGGCGACAGCGACCTCGGTGGCCGTGGCAGCGCCGCTGATGTTGCCGCGCATGGCGTCGTGGATGCCCGAGACGCGATCGAGGCGGTCCTGCGCGATCTGCGAGTACTGCACCTGCTGCTGGGTGATTCCGCCGACCTCAAGGTTGACGACACGGTCCTTGTCGAGGCTCTCCGAAAGGACGATGTAGTCGTGCGGCTTGTCCTTGATGTCCTGCGCGAGTTTCGCGTTGCGCGCGTCCACCATGACGAGGCGCTTGTACGCGGCCGCGCTCGACCGGACGCTCGTCAGGTGCGAGTTGAGGTCGTCGATCTGGGACTGGATCGCCATCAGCGGGGACAGCGGGTACGGGTCGTCCGGGACCGTGTACACGCCGAAGACGGTGTACGGGCCGCTTCGAGGTCCGAAGTACGGGATCGGTCGCCGGATGTACCCGTCGTACTTGCTGGACTTGGAGCGACCCTTCACGAAGGTGAAGATCGTCCCGTTCACGAGGCCGGGTCCGGCCAGTTCGTCGAACATCTCGGCTGCCGACTGATCCGCCTCCGGCACCCAAACCTCGTAGACGGCGAACTCCTTGCGCTCCTCGATGTCGCGGCCGTTGTCGTCGCGGACCTCGTTGAGGTCGGTGCCGGACGGGATCGACTCGATGGCCTCGCGGTCCCAAGTGTCGTCCAACTCGGCCTTCGCGAGGAGGTCTTCCTTGTCGATCGCGTAGCAATGGCCCATGTACCGGGCGTCCTCGATGTTGCTCGCGGCCGGGTCCATGAAGAACCGCTCGGGCGACAGCCTGTACACGCGCGGAAGGTACGGCTCCTTGCCGTCGATGCGGCGCGACTCTGGCCGTGGCTCGCTCGCCGTGATCGCAACGCCGTACGCGAACATCATGTCCACCGCGATGCGCTCAAGGGTCCGGCGCAACTTGGTGATGCGCGACCATCGGTTGACCGCGATCTGGAGCCGCTTGCCGATCATCAGGTCGAGCATCGGGTCTGCGAGCCTGATCCGGAACTTCGGCGTGTCGTGGATGATGCGCGGAAGCACCAGCGACACATACTCGTGGCCGAAGTTCTCCGGGTCGTCGATGTACGCGTCGTTGCGGTCCTCCCGGAACGACGGTCCGTGGTACTTCTCGACCATCGTGCGCAGCGACGAGAGATGCACATCGCGGAAGCGCTCCGCGCTCTCGACCTCGCGACGAATCGAATCGAACGACATGTCGAGCATGGATCAGCCCTTCTTCCGAGGCTTCGGTGCTGGCTTCTTCTTGGCGGACTGTTTCCCGTGGAACACGCGCTGCTTCTGGCTCGACACGACTCGCGGCATCACTTCTTCCTCCGGTTGATGGACTTGTGGACCACGCGCAGGTTCGACCTTCGGTTGTCGCGCGGATTTCCGTTCACATGGTCGATGTCATTGCCGTCGCCCTTGCGGACGCGGCCATTGCGCTCGGCCTCGCGGCGGACACGGTTCCTCGACGCGCGGTCCTTCTTCGACGCGGTCGATGACTGGAACTTCGCGTACTCGCGCTTGTAGTCACGGGGCATTGGCAGGCTCCTTGAAGCAGTCCCATCCGAGTTGCCTAGCCACGCCTCGCGGATCGTCATACGACTGAGCGCACACAAGACGCCGCGCCTCGTTGCG